TTTTTAGTTTGGGCTTCCGCTTCTTGTCTTGCTCTCAATCCTTTATCATAGACACCCATGTTATATTCCTAGATAATCAAATAATGCTTTTTTTTCTGTGACATAAATTTCTGTACCTGCTGTAAAATCGAACACAGGATCTTTAATTGTATCAAAATTTCTTTGTGCAAATACCCACCACAGTTTAGGAGTTCCGTACAACACATGACTGGCAATATCTGGTCTTTGATGAAATTGAGCTTCTATGGTGTAAGGTAAATCGTATTGCGTTATGGGTACTGGTCTAGGCTGTAAAATATCTAGATAGTCCTCGTTTACTATTGGTGTAATAGCATAAGGCGATGTTTTGCTGTAATTTGACATTAGATAAATCCATCTCCAGATTTCATATATCCGCCTTTAATAAATTTATTAAGACTAAACGTGCTTTGAGTAGTTCTGCTGTATTGTGGAGTGACATTTACTGTAACAATACTGGTGCTCGGTGCCCAACCTGTTGGTCCAGTAGATATGTCTTGTTGTGGTCCATTTGCTTGAAGTGTGCCTTCGCCTAAACTTGTTGAAATATAATCTACATCTTTGGGCATGTCAAATTGGAAACTGTTTATGATGACTGGAACGTTGTTAAAAACAAAATCTCCATAACCATTCAATCTAACAACTGGTGGTGGTTGACCTGCATCTGCATCAATTCCATAATTCATTTTAGTGATACTTCTCAAATAGTGAATACATGCAACCCAATATCTGGCTTCGGCGGCATTTTGCACAAAGAAATCTCCTGTGATGGTCATTTGATCCACTTGACTGTTTTGATATGAGTAGTAAGGATAGTTTGTGTGCACCGGTTGAATGGACTGATAGTTTGCTGATTGCGAAACCAACACAGTTGGAGTATAAGGAAAAACAAAGCCTGAAGTTTTCATCAATGGTGCTAACAAGTCAGAATCTGTTTCTGTCACATCTTTCATGGTGTTTGGCATGCTTAATCTTATGCGCCAGTCTTTTTCGCTGTCTTGAACAACCACATCTGCTTTCTTTATACTTTTTAAATCATAAAATTTGTTAGAGTAAGTAGAAAGCACTGAATTCCTTAGGTTTGTGAATTTGTTTGTTAATGAGCCCACTCCGTCCTTAACGGTGTTGACAATATCTGGCAGTTTTGCCGCTATTGTACTTTTTCCTTCATTAATCAGACCTTGGGCTTTGCCTGTGAGATTATCGGTAACTTTTTTAAAACTTTCGTTGCTCATAATATTGATACATTTATTTATTGACAAAATTAACTGCGTAGTTTATATTGTATAAATATATGGCATTGAAAAAAGTAAATTACCTCAATAATAGAGATCTACTGGCAGAGATACACAAATCCAAGTCCAGTTTTTGCAGTTTTGTTGATGATGCGTATCATCAATACGACGTAATATTAACCGATATAGATAGAATAAATCTACGCACAATAGCAGAAGCCAAGCGAGCAAGAGCCAAGAGATTGTCTCAGAAAGCATATGAAACTGCCAAAAAGACCAATCCAAAGATACGTTTGAGTCAGTGTGAAGTCAAATACACCAGTGTGCCCAAAGAAGATTTAGTTTTCAGAATATACACCTATGAGCATGTTCCAGACGAGCCTGGCAGAAAAAAGAATCCAAAAACAGTGGCAGATGGCAAAGTCAAAGTGAACTTTACCCCTTTTCAACATTGGAAGTTCGACGAAAAGGACAATTTAATTTGTGTGGGTAAAAGTCACTGGGAAGGTGGAATGGAGAACGGATACTTTAACAAGGAAAAAGGCAAAGCCACCAATGAACTGGCAAAAATGTGGATGAAACTGTGTGAACGTTATGGCACCAGAGGTAACGTGAGAGGTTACACCTACAACGACGAAATGCAAGGACAAGCCATACTTCAATTGGCACAGATTGGTTTACAGTTTGATGAATCCAAATCAAACAATCCGTTTGCTTACTACACAGCGGCAGTGACCAATTCATTTGTGAGAATTATCAATATCGAAAAAAGAAATCAAAACATTAGAGATGATATATTAGAACTCAACAACATGATGCCGAGTCTTACACGTCAAGCACAAACAATAAACAGTAAAACTCCTGCACCAAGTAAAACCAAAAAAAGTAAATCCAAAAAGTAGTCTTGACAATTTAAGTTTTAGACTTTAAACTAAGAAGATAGGAGATAGATTTGTTTAAAAAATTAGCGGTTTTTACTGACATACACTTCGGACTAAAATCCAATAGTAAATTACACAACGATGATTGTGAAGAATTTGTAGACTGGTACATAGAACAAGCCAAAAAGGAAGGCTGTGAGATAGGAATGTTTTGTGGCGATTGGCATCACAACAGAAACAGTGTGAACATAACCACAATGGATGCTTCAATCAGATGTTTAGAAAAATTAGGAAAAGCATTTGATAAATTTTATTTCTTTCCAGGCAATCATGATTTGTATTACAAGGACAGTAGAGATATTCAATCAGTAGAATTTGGCAGATTTATTCCAGGCATCACCATGGTGACTGAAATCACAGAAATAGAAGGTGTTGTAATGGTGCCTTGGTTAGTGGGTGATGAATGGCGTAAAATTGGCAAAATGAAATGCAAATACATGTTTGGTCATTTTGAATTGCCCAACTTTTTTATGAATGCAATGGTGGAAATGCCTGACACAGGTGAATTACAAGGTTCCGACTTTAAAGCACAAGAATATGTTTTCTCAGGACATTTTCATAAAAGACAGGTAAAAAATAATATTCACTATCTGGGTAATGCATTTCCTCACAACTATGCAGATGTAGATGACGATGAACGTGGCATGATGATATTAGAATGGGACAAAGAACCAAGATATTTAAACTGGCATAACTGTCCCAAGTATAGAAATACAAAATTAAGTGTGTTGTTAGACAAAACAAAAGAAATTATGAAACCCAAGATGCATCTTAGAGTGACCTTGGACATAGACATATCGTATGAAGAAGCCAGTTTTATAAAAGAAACTTTTATGAAAGATTATGATTGTAGAGAAATTACACTGATTCCAAGCAAAAAAGATGAAGAAATAAACAGCGATTTAGATTTAACAACATTTGACAGTGTAGATGAAATTGTTGCAAAAGAATTAGATTCCATAGAGTCTGAAAACTACGACAAAAAGATATTAATGGACATATATGGAGATTTAGGTTGAGATTAAAAGAACTCACAGTAAAGAACTTTATGAGTGTGGGTAATCAGACACAGGGTTTAAATTTTGATCAAAAACATTTGACTCTTGTGCTTGGTGAAAACATGGATCAAGGTGGAAATGATGCAGGTTCTCGTAATGGAACAGGTAAAACCACAATGGTGAATGCACTGTCTTACGCACTGTATGGAGAAGCATTGACCAAGATCAGACGTGACAACCTTGTGAACAAAACCAACGGCAAAAACATGTTGGTCACATTGACGTTTGAACAAAATGGCACAGACTACAGAATAGAACGTGGAAGAAAACCAGGAGTGATGAAATGGTTTGTTGACGACCAAGAACAAGAACTGGCTGACATCAGTCAAGGTGATTCAAGAAAAACACAAGAAGAATTAAACAAAATGATTGGTATGACTCCGCAGATGTTCAAACACATTGTGGCACTAAACACCTACACACAACCTTTTCTCAGTTTGCATCACACTGAACAGCAACAGATCATCGAACAACTGTTAGGAATCACACTGTTGTCGGAAAAAGCAGATATTCTTAAACAAAAAGTTAAGAAGTCCAAAGAGGACATTGCACTTGAAAACGCAAGAATAGAAGGTGTAAAAATAGCCAACGAAAAAGTGCAAGAAACAATACAGTCTTTACACAGCAAGTCAAGTGCGTGGGATTCACAAAAGAACGAGGACATACGCAAACTTGAACGCACAATCACAGAATTAGTAGATGTCGACATTGAATCTGAATTAGAAGCACATAAAAAATTAGAGTCTTGGACAAAAGTTAATGATGCAATCAATCAACTGTTGAAAGATAAGAGTAATTACGAAGCATCTATCATACAAGCAGACAAACAGGTTAAAAAATTAGGCAATGATCTAGACAGTTTACATGATGATGCCAAGTGCTACGCTTGTGAACAGGATTTACCACACGATAAAGTGGAAAAAATGCAAAGAGATCTTGAGGAACAATTTGGAGATGCAAACAGTTACGTGATGGATCTAGCAGAAAAAATCAGTTTTGTAGAAAAAGAATTGAAAGAATTAGGAGAGCCCGATCACAAACCTAATACTTTTTACGACACAATACAACAGGCATATGAACACAAACAACACTTGACCACACTGCAAACTGCTGTAAAAAATAAAAAAGAGGAAAGCAATCCATATCAAGATCAGATTGTGGACTTGGAGAATCAGGCAGTACAAGAAGTTGATTGGTCTATTATAAATGATATGCAAAAATACAAAGACCATCAAGAATTTTTATTAAAACTATTAACAAACAAAGACTCTTTCATAAGAAAAAAAATTATCGATCAAAATTTATTATTTTTGAACAACAGACTAACAAATTACTTGGATCAGTTGGGCTTGCCTCATCTTGTTACATTTAAGAATGATCTCAGTGTTGAAATCACACAACTAGGTCAAGAACTAGATTTTGACAACTTGAGCAGAGGTGAAAGAAACAGATTGATATTGGGATTAAGTTTTGCATTTAGAGATGTGTGGGAAAGTTTGTATCAAAACATAAACTTGTTGTTCATTGATGAGTTGATAGATAGCGGTATGGACACAGCAGGTGTTGAAAGCAGTTTGGCTATCCTGAAGAAAATGAGCAGAGAAAGAGGCAAAAACATATTCCTAATCAGTCACAGAGACGAATTGATGGGCAGAGTGAACAGAGTGTTGAGAGTTATCAAGGAGAACGGATTTACATCATATGCAAACGATGTGGACGTTATGGATTCAAATGGATGACACACACGACAAACTGTACAAAGCCTACATGGAATATCACAAAGCAAATGAACAATTTGAAAAAAGAAAATCCTACAGAACCAAAATCACAGCAAGAAAATTTCTCAGTCTGATCAGAAGACTCGCAATCAAACGCAGAGCAGAGATCATGGCGGACTTCAACGAAGCAAAAAATAAGAGATCGTGAAGTCCGTAGGCGGAGCCTCGCCCAAATTTTTTTAGAGCGAAGCGATGCTACGCAAAATTTTTTTTTAGCGGAAGCCAATTTTTGACCTGACTGACACAATCATTGGTAACTATCAGTATGCCATGGACTTATCAGGGTAAACCCATTCACACACTGCCAGAAGACTGCGAAGGATTTGTGTATCTGATCACAAACACAACCAACGGTCGACAGTATGTGGGCAAAAAACTGGCAAAGTTCAAGAAGACACGTCCACCTCTCAAGGGCAGGATAAACAAACGTAGAAGCAAGGTGGAATCGGACTGGCGAGACT